TATCGGTGAAATACTTACCACCTACTACATGAATTGCCTCAGAAGAACCTTCGACGGATTCGATGTAGAGTTTAGCACCAGCACCGTTATTGGAAGCGTCCTGTGCATATGCCATTTCACCTTCTAGGAGGGCGGCTGTTGTTGGTGCCGTTGAACCAGAACTTCTTTTAATTTGAATAATTGTTGACATTCTATTTTCCTTTACGTTTATTATTATTTTTTATCAATACGTTCCGCCATCTATGGCATCAGGAGCAACAACTGTGGAAGGATTCACAGCTTCCCATTTTCTTGTCTCTGAGTTATAAATCAATGTATATCCATCTTGTAATCCTGCCGCATCCACATCAGATAAGGACTCTACAGACTGCGCGCCGCGTTTACTAACTATAGTAGTATTTATAGTTTTTGTGTTTGGTACAGTTACTTTAACCGTCATTATTTTGTTACCTCTGGATTAACTACTACGATTCCTTCAAGGACTCTGATAGTTTCTTCAACACTTGTAACTTCAATATCGTAGACATATCTACCTGCTTTAATTTCAGAAGTTTCTTCCGCCGTCAGCGATATAGTTACTTCACCGTCTAAGGGTGAAGTGATGTCTGCGGTAAAATCTATTGCGGTGTTTGTATAAAAAGACCTGCGCATCTGAGATGCGGCAGTATAATCAGAGAGATCCTTAACATCTCCGTATTGATCTCCAACTGCGATGGTAAAACTAAAGGTCGTTCCCTGATCAATATAAATATTTTGAACCTGTGCCATAAGAACCCTTATAAATGTATTTGAACTTATTTATAATTTTAGGTGAACTATGAAAACGATCTTGATGCTAAAATATGGCACAAAATATTCCAAAGAAGATGTAGATCGCATTATTGAAGCGACTGGCGGTAAGTATAATTACGCTTGTATAACAGACGATACTACTCTTGACCCCAGAGTTAAAATAATTCCATTACCGGAAGATGTTGATGGCACGTTCATTAAAATATGGATGTATGGCCTAGAAGACTTGGGTGATGTTCTTTACTTTGACCTTGATATCAGGATACAAAAAGATATTGATAATCTATGGAATTATCTTGACGAACGCCCAACTATATGCTATACATATTGGAAGGATATAAGTTGGGTTGATCAAGAAGCCAAATCATACAGCGCCCAATATTTAAGTAATTATAATTCTAGTGCCGTTCTATGGCGCTCGGGTAGTCCAAAAGCCAAAGAGATTTGGCAACACTTTGAAAAGGACATAGACTATTATATGATTAAGTATTGGGGCGACGATAGATTTTTGTGGCACGAGAAGTTTGACTTCAAGTGGTTTCCTAAAGGCGAGTTTTATTCGTTTCTTTATGGAGCAGACTACTACGACCCAGAGAAAAGAATTGTAGACAGATACCGACCAGAGTATACAGTATGTCTACTCAATGGTTTAGATTATTATCCAGGATATGACAAGAAATATGATGAACTTTCTAACAATCAAATGGGGTGACAAATATTCATCCGACTATGTGAACAATCTATATCACATGGTAAAGAAGAATTATACTGGAGAGTTTAGATTTATTTGTTATACAGATGACGCAACTGATTTAGAATGTGAAGTTCATCCTATTCCAGATGACGATTTACTACATCCAAAATACTATTTCGGTAAAGAAGCATTCTGTTTTGATAGAGCAAAGTTTTTAGTTTTTAATTCAGAAGAGTGGTTAGATTGTGAGCCAGAAGATAAGTTCTGTTATTTTGACTTGGATGTAGTAATTCAAAGTAACATCGATGAGATTGATATCTTAGCAGAGAAGCCCAGAATAATTCACTGTTTATGGCAGCCAGAAAATCAAGTAGATGATAGGTTCTTCATCGACACAAGAGGCACATTCTTCAACTCTAGTATGATGCTTTGGTCATATGGTCAATGCCGTCATATATATTATGATGTTTATGAAAACAATGAAATAGTCTTCAAAACATTTTTCAAGGGTAGCGATAACTATCATTATTGGCGTCAACGTGAATTCTGGAAAAATATTCCAGAAAGCTGGGTATATTCTTGGAATAGAGGACGATATTATCCAGATGATGTAGTGCGTTTTCGATTCAGAGATGATGCCAAAATCTGCTTATTCAACACAGACAATGTTCCTCATCCCTCTGCCAAAGACCACGTTGAATTATCAGAATGTCGCGATGAGAATATTATTGGATTATGGAAATGAGAGTTAATTACGTTTGTTGTAAATGGGGCACCAAATATGATGCCGAGTTTGTCAACCGTCTTTATCGGATGGCAAAGAAGCATACGCCAGATAATTTTGAGTTTCATTTCTATTGTTATACGGACAACAGTGATGGTTTTGATAATGAAATTAAAGTCATCGACTTTCCAGATATTCCCGATATCCACCCAAAATACTGGTTTGGTTCAGATGATTTTAAATACGGTATGGCACGTTGTTGGGACAGACCAAAGACGTTCATCTTCAATACACACAACTTCGCAGACGATAAACCTACTGGAAGATTTGTCTTTTTCGACCTTGATGTTATCATACAAAATGATTTGTCGCCAATCATCACTTACGACCTAGAGAATCCCACCAAATTACGGTCATGGTGGCAAGACCCTCGTCCCATGAAATCTCGCAACTTCAAGTTGGCGCATGGTGCATATACGAATGGTAGTTGCATGGTCTGGTCAGATGATCAGACAGAATGTATTTGGCAGGATGTTCTAGAACATCAAGAGCGTATCTGGTTCACATTCACCGATGGAACTGATAACTATCATAGCTGGCGTTGGGGAGACTTTAGCGATACTCCATTATGGAGACATTTCCCAAGCACATTTGCATATTCATACAATCGTGGCCGCAACTGGCATGAAGGCGATTTAGAGGTTGCTAAATATAGAAAAGACTGCATACTGTGCGTATTTAACGTAGACTTACTTCCATTTCAAGATGACCGCAGAGGCAAAGTAAAACAAGAAACGCTAGTTGACCCAGACCTATTGGAACATTGGAATGTTTAATGATTAATATCTATACAGTAAAATGGGGTACCAAATATGGCGCGGAACATGTAAACAAGATATTTACCCAATGCAAAAAGCAAACGTCCAAAGAATTTAAATTCTTTTGTTTGACGGAAGATAGTACCAATCTAATCGATGATATCGAAGTCATACCATTTCCTGATAATAATTACTACGAGAAATGGTGGAATAAATTATATCTGTTCGATAAAAATGTAGTGACTCATGCTGGCGAAAAATTATTTTTAGACCTAGATGTATATCTACAGCATAGTATTGATCCTATTATTGACCACGAACCTAAAGACTGTCTAACATTTGTAAAGACACACTGGCATAACTTGGAGCAAATGAAAATTGACACTAAGGATAATCCCAGACTATTTACAGATTTAAACTCTAGTGTTTTGAGGTGGAATGATAGTTTAGATACTGAAAAAATTACAAAGTTCGTTACAGATTATCCTGACCAAATGTTTTTTTATTATCGCGGACTTGATAATCTATTTGGTCACCAAAGAGAGCGACTTTTAAATATTGACTTTTTTCCTGACGGCTGGGTATATAGTTATAATTATGGCTATATGTGGCCCGATGATGTGAGTGAAAGAGTAATACGTAAGAAGCCTATTGTTCGTTTATATGATTCTATGGAAAGACCAGAAGATGTTAAATTATAATTTCTTGAATAACTACAAAAATTGGGGCCTTGGCCTAGAGAAAATCAATCATGAAATGCAATGGAAGCATGAGGATTTTCGTAAGTCTCTAAATCCAAATACCATGGAGGCAGCAATCTGGGTAGTAGAAGAACTACAAAAGCAATCTGTACCAGAAAATGCCCATGTTGTAATTTTAAACTCGTGGTTAGGATTCCCATTAGTTCCGCTAGTCTGTGAAAATCTATCAGTAAAGAAATTAACGTTAATCGATATCGATAATGATGCACTGGAACTTTCGAAAGTTTTTAACTCATATTATTCCGAGCAAGGAATAGAATTGCACCACTTAAACTGGGATGTCCCGTTTGCATACCATGATATCAATGCACTAAATACAGATGTAGTTATTTCGCTTGGTTGTGAGACTATGTATCCTTTGAAGAATATGACTACTGTAAATCCGGATTGTATTTTTGCGTGCCAGTCATCTAATGTATTTCGTGAAATGTATGGCATCAATTGCGTCCCGACCATTGAAGAGCATATCGAAAATGTCGGAGTTACTAATGTTTCATATCAAGGTTCAATCAAACAATCATACTATAGTTGGGATGGTAAGGTTGAGTTTGACCGCTTCATGGTAATAGGGAAGAAATAATATGGCAAGAGCAAGAGTCGTCGCCCCACCACCCCAAGATTATATACCAGAACCTTTAGTGTCTGCGCCGCCCCCGCCAGAGGAAGTAGTTGTAGACGAGTGGACCGACGGAAACTCGCAAGAAGAAATTGTAAGTAATGAGCCTTCTCCAGAAGAACTAGAGAAGGAAAGAATTGCACAAGAAAAATATGAAGAATTGCAGCGAAAAAAAACAGAAGAGGAATCTAGACTTTCTGCCGAGTTGCAAAGTTTGCGTAATGAAAATGAAAAACTTATCAAAGAAAAACAGGCGATAGAACAGGCAAGAGAAAATCATATCGTAAAGATGCGACAACAGGCAACTGACCAAAAAAGCAGTCAGTTGAATATGGTCGAGGCACGAAAGCCTTCTTTATTCCATAAAATTAAAGATTTCTTTAGACGTAGAAGAATTAAACTTGCT